CTGCAAGAACTGTTTGACCCCAACAACTTGCCCGGCGATATTGAAATCCAACAATATGTGGACAATGCCAACCACAAAAAATGGACCATCACTCGAGGCGATCAAACTTGGAAGTTGCGAATTGAACACAGCAGAGACTCAAATGTCTGGGAGGCTGTGTTCTCCTCGGTTACTAAAAAACTGTCATTTGACGTCACAGGAGAAGGTTCCGCACCACATATCTTCGGGGCAGTTTACGCAATCCTTGTGCAAGAAGCCAAAAAAGATCCCAATATAAAAGGCTACTTGTTTGCAGCCAAGGAGCCCAGTCGACGCAAACTGTATAGAGTGCTCAGTCGAAAAGTAGCACAACAGTTGAACTGGGTATATGACCCTTCTACAGGAAGCCAATTGAGAAACTTACCCAACGATGAAGTATTTGCCATCCTGAGTCCGGAAACATATGCCCATGTCCAGGGAAAATTGAGCGAAGCCTCACAACCATCGGCGCAAACAGGAGCAGCCTTGACTGTCTGGGATATAGATGACACCCTGATGCACACAGCAGCTCGGGTGTTTGTGGTGGAACCCAGCGGTCGCCGACGTCAATTATCACCATCGGAGTTCAACAGCTACGAATTGCGCCCGGGTGAAAAGTATGACTTTGCCGAGTTTACCGACAGTCAGTTGTTCTATGACACCAGCAAGCCCATTGACAGGATCTGGCGCACAGCACAAAACACCCTGGCCAACATCGGCAAGCGCCCCGGCAGTCGCATGATCATTGTCACAGCCCGTGCCGAGTTCGACAACACCAGTTTGTTCCTCAAGACATTTGAAAAGCATGGCATGGACATGAGCAAGGTCAAAGTCTACACAGTGGCCGGAGCCAGCAACAAAAAACCCCTTATCCGGAGATTGCTGGACAAGGGCACGTTCACAGAAGCCCGACTGTTCGACGACCATCCTGGCAACTTACAGGATTTCCTCAGTTTGCATGAGGAGTTTCCCCAAATCAAACTCAAAGCATTCCCAGTGGGGCACAATGGTTCTGTGGGTAAACCTATTACGTTAGGCGGAAAATAATGAGCAATGCAGTAGTCGTAGGCAACAACAGCACTGTAATTCGCAACAAATTGGGGTTGGCATGGAGCGGGGATCAACTCAACTGGCATACTCCTCGGGTATATGACAACGGCAATTACAATCAACTTGTGACCCTGGTTAGCGCAGGGGGTTATTATATTGGAACTAGCAGTTCAGGAACTGTGGTGGCAGGAACCCAACTCAACGCTCTGGGCGAGGGTCCCAGCATAAGTGGTACAAATGGATGGTTTAGTCCCACAAGCATGGGCACAGATGGCAGCACAATATTAATTGCAGGATTGTATAGAAATCCCACCACACTAGCAGAAACTGGAGTAGTATTTACAAATCAAGAAAACAATGCTCTGCTGCTGGTAAATCAACAAACACTGGCAGTAGATTCAACCAATAGTCCCAGTGTCATTATCAGCTATCTGGGTCAGCAGAGAATTTTGTATCAGCAGGTTTGGCAAGTACCAACTGACAACAGTATATTGTATTGTTGTAGGTATATACCTCATGCTCCTGTTTTGCCCGACACTGATAATCCCGGCGTGTGGATAGCAACAGGCCGCAAAAGCAACGCACAAGGAGGCATTTGGTGGAGTTTGGACCAAGTTCACTGGACTGAATTGCCCTTGCCCACAGAGTTTGCAAGTCGCACAGTGTTTGACGTAATAGTAGTAAACTATCCCGATTACATAAAAATCTATTTCAGCTGTTGGGGTATTATTTTAAACATCGACTATTTGACCCCAGGAGTAGGTAAATGGAGCAGCAGTCAAGAACTGACAACAACATATGCTCAGCCCGACATCATGAGAATTGCCGAAAACAATCGCAACGAACTTGTTGCTGTTGCCAGTGGAGGTATCTTTTTCAGTGTGGATGGCGTAAGCTGGAACAGATTCTCAAAACCTGGTTGGCAGTTTCGTGGTGTGGCCTGGCACAACGATACCTGGATTGTGGGCAGCGAAACACTCATGCAAACCAATCAAACCTGGACCAGCAAAAATGGCACAACATGGACAGGACATACAACCCATGTCAACGCCCAGGATGTTGTGGTTACACCTTGACAATACATGGTGATATAGCGCAGGCTTGTAACACCAACAAGGAGAATAACATGACAATAAGTGTATTGGATGCAGGCGAAAAGGTTCGTCTCACGTCTTTGATCAACGAAGGTGTTCAAACTCTAAACGATATACAGGCGCTAAAAGAGTCGCTCAAGGACACAGTGGACACAGTGAGCGAAGAAATGGAAATCGACAAAAAGGTTCTCAACGATGCCATTAAAACGGCATGGAAGAGCTCACAAAACAAAAATCCCATTGAAGATCGCCGCGAAGCACTGGACGAAGTTGAACAGGTGCTAATGGCAGCTGGCTTCAAGATTTAATAGACCAATACACGCCTGGCGGCTCTAGCAGTTGCCAGGCGTAGTCGTCTATAATAGATGAGAATAACGTGAGGAGAAGTATGTGTCTTATGTAGACGGATTCGTAGATAAAGAACGCAACGTGGTGCATGTGGTGGAGCGAACTCCACAGGGTGAACGCAAGTTTGTCACGCATCCCACACAATATGTGGTTTACTGGCCACAGGAAACTGGCAAATACACCAGCATTTACGGCGACCGACTAAACAGGTTTCGCACCACACGAAATCAAGAGTTCCAGCGTGAGATTCGCATGCTTCCGGGTGATCGCATATTTGAAAGCGATGTCAATCCCATGTTTAGATGTTTGTATCAAAACTATCGCGATGTGGCCAGCCCCAATTTACATGTGGGCTTCTTTGATATTGAAGTTGACTGGGATCCCGATCGTGGATACAGTCCTGCTGACGAAGCATTCAATCCCATCACAGCCATCAGTGTGTATCTCAACTGGATGAATCGCTGCTTTACCTTGGTTCTCAAACCCAAAAAATGGACCATGGCCGAGGCCCATGCGGTGTGTGAACAGTTTCCCGACACTGTGTTGTGCGAAACCGAACACGACATGCTGGACATGTTCCTGAGCTTGATTGAAGATTGCGATGTCATAAGCGGCTGGAACAGCAGCACATACGATATTCCCTACGTTTACAACAGAATCATCCAGCTACTGGGCAAAGAACAAACTCGCCGCCTGTGTTTGTGGAACAAACTGCCGGTAAAGCGCGAGTTCCTCAACTACGGCAAAAAGCAAGTCACATATGAACTGCAAGGCCGTGTGCATCTGGACTACTTGGATCTCTATCGCAAGCACACATATCAGGAACTGCACAGTTACAAACTTGATTTCGTTGGTGAAATTGACACTGGCGAGCGCAAGGTACCCTATGAAGGCAGTCTGGACACACTATACAACAAGGACTTCAAAAAGTTCATTGAGTATAACCGTCAAGACGTCATGCTGTTGGTCAAGATTGACATCAAACGTCGTTTGATTGAGCTGTGCAACAACCTGGCCCATCAAAACTGCGTGCTGCTGGCCACAACTCGCGGCAGTGTGGCCTTGATTGACCAGGGCATTGTTAACGATGCATGGGATCAGGGTTTGGTGGTGCCCAATCGCCGAGCCGAAGAAGAACCTGAAGATGCAGGTGATTTCGACATGGGCGACGAGGACGATGATGACGATGGGCCTGATGAGAAACACGGCATTGTGGGCGCCTATGTTGCTGATCCCAAAAAGGGCATGCATGAACACATTGGCGGCGTGGACATTACCAGCCTGTATCCATCAGGCATTCGCGGCCTGAACATGAGTCCCGAAACCATCGTGGGCCACATCAGACCCGAATACACCGACAAACTGATCCGCAAGCGCATGCACCAGGAAAAGAAAAAGTTTGCCGAAGCATGGAGCGGATTGTTCAGCACTCTGGAGTTTGCCGAGGTTCACAACCGCAGCGACATGCCACTGGTGGTGGACTTTGAAAAGGGCGGCACTGTGACAGTGACAGCAGCCGAAATGTATAGACTGGTTTTTGAAAGCAAAAAGCCCTGGATACTCAGCGCCAATGGCACCATCTTTACAACTGAAAAAATGGGCGTTATTCCCGGGCTGCTGGCTCGCTGGTTTGCCGATCGCATGAAGATGCAGGCTGAGATGAAGAAGTATGCCAAGCTGGCTGACGAGGCCACAGACAGCGAGCAAAAAGCCGAACTGGAAAAGCAACGAGCCTATTATGATCAGCGTCAGTTGATCCAAAAGATCTTGCTCAACAGCCTATACGGCGCTATTGGCAATGCCGGATCCAGATTCTTCGATGAGCGCATTGCTCAGAGTGTGACACTGACTGGTCGCTGCATTGCACGTCACATGGGCAGCAAAATCAATGAGCTGATAACTGGGCTATATGATCACACTGGCGATGCCATTGTATATGGTGATACTGATTCAGTTTATTTCTCAGCGTATCCTGTGATGCGAGGCCAGCCGGAGTTTGCAGACTTTGACTGGAGCCGTGAGAATGTCATTGATTTGTATGACAAAATTGCAGCACTGACAAACGAAAGCTTTCCTGGTTATATGAAGGAGGCGTTCAACTGCCCTGATGTCAACGGCAAGCTGATCAAGGCTGCCCGTGAACTGTGTGCAAGCCGCGGCATCTTTATCAAGAAGAAGCGTTACGCGGTGTTGATCTTTGACAAAGACGGCAAGCGCAAGGACAAAAACGGCAGTGCGGGTGAGATCAAGGCCATGGGGTTGGATCTCAAACGAAGTGACACGCCCAAGATTGTGCAGGACTTTCTCAGTGCGGTGTTGCTGAACTTGCTCACAGGCACCACGCAGGAAGATCTCATGACACAAGTTGCCGAATTCCGCAAGTTGTTCACAGACTGGCCCGGCTGGGAAAAAGGCACACCCAAACGTGTGAACAAGCTGAGCTATTATCGCGATGCCAAAAAGAACAACGAAACACTGGTTTGGGGCACAAAATCCAAACGTGTGAACTTGCCAGGGCATGTGTTGGCCAGCCTAAACTGGAACCAACTCAAGAAGCTCTACAGTGATCACGGCAGCATGGAGATTCAAGACGGGGCCAAGGTAATTGTGTGCAAATTGCGTGACAATCACCTGGGCATGACCAGTGTGGCTTATCC